GATCGGTCATTTTTACACCTTCCATGGTTAAAACTGTTAGAATTATATCACTTTCCTCTTTCTTAGCAAATCCCCAAACGTTTTACGATAAAATCTTACAATCTGTTTAAATTCAAGTTGAGATATCCGCATAAAGATCCGCTTCGGCCTGCCTTTACCACCGTCTTCATTGTATTGAGCTATATCTGCGTTCCGCTTTCCATCGGTACGGGTGCCCGTTGGTTTGATTTCTATAACTCCAGCCTTTGCAGTTGAGATAATAGAGTCAAGCATCTGCCCAGTGAGTGTAAGATTTGACCGGCTTGGCCTTGTATTTTCTGATAATCCAGCAAACATTTTCCGGCGTTTTATGTAGTTAGGACTTAACTTTGCTAGACGTTTCTTTGAGCCTAAATCTTTTTTAACGCCGTAGCCTAGCCTTGTGCGTTTAACAATTAGATCCCTAGCAAAGACGCCAACATCAACTAAAGCAGCTTTTTTAATTGATTCTGCTACAGTTTTTTCTAGCTTTTTTACAATATTTTGGAATTGCCTTGTGCCTTTAGCCATCATTCATCCTTTACAAGATTAATGATTTTAGACAGTTCTCTGTCACTTATCCCTAAGAAGTCCCTAGCTTTTTTAGGGTTTGGCGTAGGTTTGCCATATGTCCCACGGATATTTCCATCAGCTTTTGCGTTCTCTTCACTTCCAGGCTCAAAGCCAATGGTGACGCTGCGACTTGTTTTATCTAGCACTTCCAGGGCTGCCAGCATATCTCCCGACAATTGAAGATCGATCTTACCTGCTGACTTGCCAGCTACTTTAAAGTCTAGGCTTTCTTTGTATGACTTAGAGTAACCTGTGAATTTTTTGCCGTCTTTGTCTTTGCCTTGATCCGTACGGTTCACAATTCTTTCGATGATAAGGTCAGCAACCTCATCCTTTTGGTCAGAGTTTAGGCCGTAACCTGATAGATCAATCTTGATCTTCTGCCATTTCGTCGCCATTTTCTTCCTCTTGACGTTCTACAGGCCCAGTCTCACCTTCTCTAGCTTCCAGGTCAATTCCTCTTTCATCATCAATTTCACGCTCAAGCTCTTCAATCTGAGCATAGGTCATCTGAGGATTGAGCATTTGAATGGCTCTGCTTCTTGTGGTGAATCCGGCCGCATATTCATCACGTTGCTCTTGAATTAATTGGCTGCGCTGGGTGCCAACTGGAATAACTGAGAACCTTGTAGTTACTTCGGCCATGCTTGATAAAATGGTGCGATTTTCTACCATGCCTTGAGACACCCATATTGGATGCATCTTGTGTAGGATCATATCCCAAAGTAATTGCTCTGATTTGCCGTATGTAACAGTCTGAGCTTGGCGCACATCAAAAGTATCAGCCTCATCAATGATCTTAGCAATACCACTGGCAGCTTGATTTTCTGTTAGATTACCGACTGCTCCTGTTTTAATTCCCTTAGAGCCAAGCCACATTGAAAGCTCAGATTCAATTAGGTTTAGAACTTCCCTGTAATCAACTTCGGGTTTTAATGTTCCGATTTCTACTTCTTTTTCCGGATCATCTGACTTTAAAAACCAAAGAGCATTAGGTGCATAGGTAGGGTCAGCCACTTCGCCGTTCTTAACATATGTAATAGAAAAGCTAGAGAATAAAGCGGCCAAGTTTAGATCTGTCAATGCTGCCGGAATGTACTCAGCCAAGCGAATAGAATCTAGGTCGGGACTAGGAATTAGGCGAAGATTGCTTTGATTAACGTAAACAAATGGAAGAACTCCGTAAGGGTTTACACCGTCTGCAAGTCCCATTTCTTCCATAGCTTGAAAGTCTACAGACTCATCTGATTTGACTACTGCAAACTCAGTATCTGTGTAGCACCAATAGATTTCCCGTTTTTGAGAATCTCTGCCAGCAATAAGGACAATCATGGTTGGCTTTGTTGGATCAATTGGATCATCACTGTAGACAGCAAACCTATCATTCGGGATTGCCCTAATCTTTGGTCCCTCTTCAGTGATATATGGATGCAAAAGAGTAGCCCGGCAAGCATTATAAAGGCGATTTGATTGGTGCATTATTGAATTAATATGTGTCTGTTTTTCGTACCAAGAAAGCAAATCAGCATCAGCTTCAGATCCTTCAGATACTTCCCTTATAACGCCGGTCTGATAAATGTTTGACAGCTTATCCACATAGCGTGGAATAATATTGATTGGCACAATTCTCTCAAGTGCGTATCGAAGCACTCTAGGAGATAGTAAACGCTCTAAGTTTTTGACGATGTACGGCTCAAGATTACCCTCTAGCAGATCGATCATTTTATAATTTGTTTGCAAAGTATCCGATTGCGATTGGACTACTTTTTTAACCAACTTTGGATCGATCATTTTTAAAACTCCTTAAAGGATAATTGAGCGAGTAGCTCCCCGCTCCAGGTCTGCAAGTTTTCGCACCATACAATAGCCCAAGGCCGTGGTGACGTGTTGATATTTTTTTGAATCATCCTCAATCATCGTAGCACCTTTTTTAAACGCAGTCAGCCTCAAGCCTTCATTTAAGGTAGGGCAATTATGTAGAAATAAACGGATTTGTCCATTTTCGTTTCGGCAATAGGCGTTAATGGTATTGTGCCTCGTTCTTATCGCCGGATTTGCTAAAGGCACGCAATACTTATATTTTATGTTATTCCGGTCTAAAGCCTCTTTGATTATTTCATAATCACTTCGCTTGCTTGAGGTGTGACGGGCTTTGCCGGATGCATCCCCGTATATTTCGTAGTCTTTACCTGGGACAATTATGCCTCTATCAAAAAACTCTTTCATAGCCTCATCAGTGCGAGCGCCTTCAATGATAACCTCATCAAAAGCATGAAAGCAGCCGTCTTGATATGCCATCGCTACTGCGGACAAAGGCTTGCCGTCACCGATGTTAAAGTCAAATGATATTAAGATTGGGGTTTCGGGTCTGGGACGCCAGAGGGTTTTATCACTCTGAGCTTCCGTGTCGTACTGGTAGTAGATAACCTCATCTGCGATTTCAATCCATTCCCCGTAGAGCATGCGTCTGGCTCTTTTGGGGTCCAAGTCTGCCTTGAGTTGAGCAATGTACTGAGGTGGGAGAAATGGATTATCTTCAGTTCGACTATAGTAGACATGCTTTGTAGGATGCTTTGAATTACTGCTGTTAGGCGAAATAAAGTATTTATAAGCCCAGTGGCCAGGTGAATCAGGGTTAGTGGCACTAATAATAATAGGGCACTTAACATGAGGCAACCTGCCCACACGCATCTTAATCTCATGATAAGCCTGTTCATCATCGCCATGATTCTCCGTAAGTTCTTCAATCGCTGCTCCTGAAAGTTCAAGTGATCTCAACTTAGAGTATCTTTTATCTGCCCATGATTTACTGATTATTTCACTGCCATTAACAAACCAAATCTTTCCTATGTTATCCCATACCCTGTAATATCGGCTATCTATTCCCTCAAGATGTTCACAAATCTTCAAGTATAAAGTATCTTTAAGATCCGGCAATGCTCTGCGGCCAATAAGAAACCTGGCTCTATTATTCTCTAAGCAATGCCTAATAATAATATGCGCCATGAGGATTGACTTGGCAGAGCCAACGCTTCCAGACAAAAGAACTTCATGTGTACCTTTGCTGTAATCATAGCCAGAAATGTCATCAATCACTTGCTTTTGAAATGATATGACTGTCGGATCAAACTCTGTGAGGGTTGGGGTTGATCCAATCAAATCAGTATTCCTTCTGATTTAAAAAATCTGCTACCTGAACTCCAAGCCAGTAGCTAAACATCCATAGTGGCATAAATAGCCATTGAGAAAAGACATAGACAATAGCAGCACCTGGGAGTAGAGCAAATAAAACACATAACGCAATGCTGTTTAGGTTATCTCTAGCAACAAATCCTAGAAATGCTCCAAAGAAAATAACACTCCAAACTAATGTGATAACTGCTATTGCCAGTATAGTCATTTTTTCTTTACTACTTTCTTTACTTTTGTTTTTGTTTTAACAGGCACCATTTTAGGAGCGGTATAAAAATATGCGCCAAGGAAAGCCTCCCACCTATCTACGCAATACATCAGAGGGGAAAGAGTTGCGCCGATTACTAGAGCAACTGGCAAAGTTAAAAGACCAACAAATAGTTTTAAAAATCTCATTACTTTTTACCTTTCTTTATAAATTTATTAAACCTTTGTGTAATTCTCTATGGCACATACAACACAGAATTGCGATATTTTCCAAGTCATTATTGTTTGGATTTTCGTCAATGTGGTGTAGATCAATATTAAAATCATATTTATCATATCCACACACTTGGCAAATCATTGGCTTTATTTTCTTAATCCATTTTCTCAAAATTTGGCTTGAATTAATGCCTCTGTTTAATTTGACCCATGCTTTTGATTTTTGTCTTATTTCAACATTTTTTAAAGCATTTGTAGATTTACACTCAATGCTGCACCATTTTTTTCTTTTACCAATTCTGCTTGGCGAATCTACGCACTCATTTTTACATCCTTCACAAATAAATCTAACTCTTTTATTTTCGTATTGTTTATGCTTTTGACAATGCAAAGAGCAAAATTTAGCTGTTTTTATTCTGTAAGCCGGAACGTAAAATTGTGAGCCACAAGCTAAACAAAACTTATTTTCTCCCTCCCTTTTTTTTGTCATCTTTTTTATCCTTTTTACTTTTTCCAGCTTTTTCCAGTGCGATTGCTACAGCCTGACCTGGCGCATCATATCCTTCTTTCTTTAGCTTGCGGATATTTTCACTGATTGTTTTTTTCCCAGTCCCTTTCTTGAGCGGCATGTGCTTCCCTTTCATCTGCGGAAATGTCTATGACTGGAGAACTATTCTCCTGATCAGTCAATTCCTTGTTTGGGGTTTTATAAGACAATACTATCGGAGCAATATTTTCAGGCAAGTTCCAATTTTCTTTCATGCCCAGGTAATTTTTAGATAACCAAATCTGCATGGTGGGATTGCCCTTCATTGCAGACTTAAACATCTGTCGGCGCAGTGATGCTTTGCCTTCGCTAGTATGCATTTTATAGTAATCTGAAAATTCAATAGAATGATCCCGCAAGCAAGCGGCATCTAATGTTTGTACATGGCATTTTAAAATATCGGCGATTTCGCCTTGTGTACATTGGATATAGCAAAGTTTTTTGACTTGATCCCAGTCAATTTCCCGCTTTGGACGCCCGGCCTTGCCTAGCATCTCATCCTTGAGATTTTCCACAAAACTTCTCCCTAAGCCACAGGCTTTAAGAAGTACCCTCTCAGAAGGTAATTTCCTCAATCATGCCATCTTTTAAAAATTGCGGCAATATGTGTTATTATTAAGCAACCGATATACAGGCGAGGGCAATCATTGAAGACCTACCTAGTCATCCCTGATATACACGTTCCGTATCACTGCCCAAAATTTATCAAGCTATCCAACAAAATTATCAAAGAGATAAATCCAGACGGGCTAATACAGCTGGGTGATTTCTTAGACGCCTTCCAAATAAGCACTTACTCTAAAGATCCAGCCCGCCGCAATTTCCTTGTAGATGATATTGACGACTTTAAATTAATCATGAATGAATGGGCTAGAAATCTTAAATCAGGCGCTCATATTCATTTGCTAGAAGGCAATCATGAGCATAGATTAAGCAGATATATTTCTAGCCAGTGTAGGGATCTGCATGGCCTTGTACCTGACTGGCCTACACTTTTAGGCATTGATTTACGCAACAAATCAGGCCGCCATAAATGGCACTGGCACTCATACAACAAATGGAATAGCTGCCAGATTGGCGACTGCGTTTTAATGCACGGATTTTATTATAACCAGCACTGTGCAGCGACAAGCCTAGCAAAGTACCGTCAGTCGGTTATATTTGGGCATACCCACCGATTGCAGGCCATCTATGACGGGCAGCATTTTGCTGTAAGTTTAGGCCATGGCAGCGACGAAAAAGAGACCGCACATCAGCCAACCCCAACTGGATGGGAGCAAGCTATGGGTTTGCTTCATGTTGACAATCAAGGAAAGACTAGCATTGATATCTTAAGAGTAAAAAACGGAAGGACGATTTTATATGGCAAAGCAATCTCTGTTTAGTCGCAAGCGTCCCCCGAGAGTTGTTACAATCTTAGGCCACAAGATCAAGGTGCGCATCAAAGCATATTTGTGTGATGAGGGCCAAGAGCTTTACGGCGCTTTTTGTTACGACACAAAAACCATTTTTCTCATGAAAGGCTGTGATTGGCGCAGCGTTTTACTTCATGAGATGATCCATGCGGTATTAGCATTATCCGGCTCTGGAGAAGGGCTAGGGCAGGCAAAAGAGGAAAGCATTACAGTAAGCATTGAGCATGCTCTAGCGCCGCTTCTTTTTATATAATTATCAATTAAATAAATTCAATCATCTACCTATTTTTTTGTTTAACCGTTTACTTAACCATTCGGCTAACAGCTCAAAAGACACAGAAATTACTGCCATTATTGTTGCTCCAAGCATTCCAAAAAAAATTGCAAGCAAAATGGCAAACAGGTTTATACCCAAATTCATTCATCTACCTCAATTTCCATTTCTTCAGTCCCCACAACTTGGTAATCATAATGATAATTGCCTGGACTATTTGATTGCCAAGCATTAACAGAATATAAATTTGTGTGCCTGTTTTTTAAAATATACCTATATAACTTAATTTTCTTTTTTTCATTTGATTCTATGTATGGCTGCCAATCCACTGAATCAGAATGGCAAAAAGATTGTCTTACATTATCTTGATCTAATCCATACCAATCATCATTAAAATCTTTGAAAATTGGTTCAAACCAATAACAATCAAACCATTTATTTTTTCTAAACTTCCTACCGTCCCCACGCTTTAAGTCGCCCATAAAATATTTTAACGTAGCCATCAAAACACCTCATCAATGCTGCAAAATCTAACTAGGCTTTTATCTACTTGGTAATTGGCGCAATTGCGGCTTCTTTTATGGTCATAGGTGTCCTTAATTTTCCAAGCAGACTGAGTAAACCCGTAAACTACGGCCGCATGAGTGCCTGTCCTGTTCTCAAGCACATACATCAGCACTTTGTCTTTTTTCTCATTAACCTTTTTAACCTCATCAATGATCAGTGATTGATAAGGAAAATCATCCCTAGAAGTAAAGTTTAAATCCCTTACTTTGTGCTCAATCCTACCGAGTACGCACAAATCACCTTGGTCTGGCTCCCTGACATCTAGGGGAGGCTGAGGCATTAGCATAACATTAACTTTAGATTTTAAAGCAATATGGGCAAATCTATTAACCCTTTCCCTGCTTTCTTTAAAATGATTAACATACTCTTGATCTGTCATCATAATTTTAAATCTCCATGATGCTGCGTTGAAGCTTTCTTAAATATCTTTTATTTTTTTGCCCGTACCAGTAAGCACCCGATGCATGAAATGGCGGACAAGTGGCGCAACGTACAATATCAATTTCCTTGGCAGCTTCCCCGTAGCGCTTTTGGCATTGAGGACAAATCTGGCTATATTCTTTTGGATCATTTGGCCTTAAAATCATTTTATCAACATCAGCCTTTTTACTGCTTCCAATTGCCATAAAAGTAACCTCCGGTGATTAAGAAAAACTCTTTTACTTCTCCAAATCAAATAAGTAAACTTCAAAATAAGAATTAAAAAAGACGCTACACCCAAGGTCTTTAAACTGGGTGCAAAGTGATGCGAACGGACTTGCATCAGCGAAAGTTGTCAATTGCGACGAGCAATACAAAAGCTTTTGGTCAGGGATTAAAAATAGCCTTGTGCTGGAGAGCATTAGGTGAAGGGGAATCAAAGACCAGAAAACTTCTGAGGGAATAAACTCAGAGACTCAATTATAAGCCTGCCAATGATCAAGAGCAGGACTCCTGAAAGTAACTGTAGCAATACAGCGAGTAGCA